AAAGATTTCTATACTCAAGACTGGCAGAGATTTGTAGACTATAACATACGCGATGTAGAACTTGTCGATCAGCTTGAAGATAAGATGAAACTTATTGAGTTACTCTACACTCTAGCGTATGAATCTAAAATGAACTTCAATGATGTGTATTCTCCTGTTCGTATGTGGGATATGATCATCTATAACTATCTCAAGAAACGTAACATTGTTATTCCTGTCAAGAAAGAAGATGATGGTAAACCAACAGCATTCGAAGGTGCATATGTTAAAGATCCTATTGTTGGTCAACATAAATGGGTAGCTTCATTTGATTTGAATTCTCTATATCCACATTTGATCATGCAATATAACATGTCCCCAGAAACATTAACTGATACTAAAGTCAATGTGAATGTTGAATCATTATTAAACAAAGAACCATTTGATCATAATGATTTATCGGTTACTGCAAATGGATGGTGTTATAGAAAAGATGTCAAAGGTTTCTTACCAGCACTTATGGAAAAGATGTACACCGACCGTTCTAAATTCAAAAAGCAAATGCTTGGTGTAGAACAAGAATACGAAAAAACAAAAGACAAATTATTACTCAAAGAAATCTCTCGTTTAAATAATTTGCAGATGGCAATGAAGATTGCATTAAACTCAGCTTATGGTGCAGTCGGTAACAAATACTTTAGATACTATGATCTGCGTATTGCAGAAGGTATCACTTTATCAGGTCAGCTTTCTATTCGATGGATGGCAAATAAACTGAATAAGTTTATGAATACGACCTTAAAAACAGAAGATAAAGATTTTGTCATAGGTATTGATACCGACTCCATCTACTTATCACTTGAAGATCTTGTTGAATCAACATGCCAAGGTAAATCTACCGAAGAAAAGATTCAATACATGGATAAAGCATGTAGTAAGATTATCGAACCATTCATTGACAAAGGCTACAAAGAACTTGCTGAATATATGAATGCGTATGAACAAAAGATGTTTATGAAACGTGAAGTCTTGGCTGACAAAGGTATATGGGTTGCTAAGAAACGTTATGTTCTCAATGTTCATAACTCAGAAGGTGTACAGTATGCTGAACCTAAGATCAAAGTTACTGGTTTGGAAATGGTTAAGTCATCCACACCAGCTGTTGTAAGATCCAAATTACATGAAGCGTTAAAAGTTATTCTACATGAAGATCAAGCAGCACTCCATCGGTTTGTAACAAACTTCAAAAAAGAATTCTTTAACTTATCTGTAGAAGATATTGCATTTCCAAGATCTGTTAGTGCAATTAAAGAATACACAGGTACAAATACAATCTATCGCAAAGGTACACCAATTGCAGTTCGCGGTGCATTGTTATTTAATTACTATTTAAAACAACATAACTTAACACGTAAGTATCAACCAATAAGTAATGGTGATAAGATTAAATTTGTTTATGTCAAGAAAGGTAATCCATTCAACGAGAATGTTATTTCATTCTTTCCTGAACTTCCAAAACAATTCGGCTTACACAATTTTATTGATTATGATTTACAATTTGAAAAGGTATTTTTAGATGCAGTACAAATCGTTGTTGAACCACTTGGCTGGACTGCTGAAGAGCAAGCTACTCTTGATATGTTTTTTGGTTAGTAGCTGTTCATTCATAGACTTAAGAGATAAAGAAGAAATAGCAACTGATCCTCTACATTTGCAGGTTGAAGTTTATGAATTTTAAACGAGACATATTAGAAAGTATTATTGATGTTGGTAGTGGATTTATTTTATCTATTGCTATTCAGTTGATAACATTCCCATGGTTTGGTCTACATCCTACAATATTTGACAGCTTTGGTATTGCACTTATATTCATGGTTGTTAGTATGACTAGATCTTCTCTATGGAGATTGTATTTTAGGAAAAAAAGAATTGTACATTAATTCAGAAATAGGATATAATAATAAAATGAAAGTATGTAATATATGTAAAAAACCATTGGATCCTAAGTGTACTTGGATTCCATGCCAATTAGAAAAAGAACTTAATAGAGGAAAGAAGGAGAACAAATGAGTAAAGATTGGGTACAAGATATGGCAGTTATGCATGCAAAGTTTAATGTTAACCAAGCCGTAGAAAAGATGAGTCCTGAAGTATTAAAAGAATTCTTAAAATTTAGAATTAACTTTTTACAAGAAGAACTTGATGAAATGAAATCTGCAGAGAATGCTGATGAAGTAGTAGATGCTTTAATTGATCTGTGTGTTGTTGCAATCGGTACACTTGATCTATATAAAGTTGATTCATACTTAGCATGGGATAGAGTATTCACAGCAAACATTGCAAAAGAAGTTGGTATTAAAGAAGAAAGACCTAATCCACATGGTTTACCTGACTTAGTAAAACCTGCAGGATGGACATCGCCAACACATGAAGACAATGTTGGTTTAATTGGTAAAACATTCGAATAGTATGGCTTTATCAAGAAGTGATATAATTAAGCTTGGTAATCAGGCTAGAACACACCAAAATTATAGAGTAGCAAAAGTTCAAGTTGAATATGATATTGAAGTTATGGCTAATGAAATTTTTGCTAGTCAAAATAGAAAAGGCCGGTCTTTAGATACAATAAAAGAACACTGTAAACGTGGTATTGTAACTGAGACTGCGGCTGTTATGATATTTGGCGGTAGAAGAAATACACAAAAGTTTGATTATACAAATCCTGATACTTATATGTGGGATGCATCATTAACTGAAAAGAACTTACTTACAGAAGTTAAGTGGATAGAAAGCAATTGTGAATGGGTAACATATTACAATGATAATATATCAACCTTTAACAAACACCATAAAGATCTAGACTTATTCTTAGCAGCAAAAATGAATGATGATCCATCTGCATTATATTATGAAGTGTCTTTTGTTTTAGTAGCTAATGCTAAAACATTCTTTGACTACTGGAGACCTAGTTCTTATAATGATAAACATTTCTATAATCATTACAAAGCTATATCTTATGGGCAATGTTATCCTATCAATCTAAAAGAATAATTGTACATTAATTTGATTATTTGATATAATATAATTTTATCTGAGGAGATATTATGAAAGAATCATTGAAAGTATTGCAGCAAGCAGCTGAGATACAAACCAAAAAGTCTAACGACTATCAAAATCCTAATTCTAGGATCCAACAAGCAGATTATTATCCACGTGGCTTTGCCTCTATTCTAGATGTTATGCATGCAAAAGTATTACGTATGCAATCAGTTCTAGAAGCAATGGAATCAGATAAAGATTATAATCCAAACTTTGAATCCCTCGAAGATTCATGTTTAGATCTTATTAATTATGCATCTTTCGGTACTGCATATATTCGTGGCGGTATACCCGGCCAGAATCCTCAAAATGATTTCTTAAATCGACCAAGAAGGGATCTACTAGATGAGTAGAAATACATATGTTGGTAATATAAGAAATTCATTCTATCAAAAATTAGTTAAAGAAGAATATGTTACTGATAAAACTGGTGTAAAAACACTTGAGATTATGAATGCTTCTTTTATTGCTGATCACCCAGCAATTATTGGTACTGTTAATGAAGACTATGTAGAACGTGAACTTGCATGGTATAAATCACAATCACTTAATGTTAATGATATACCTGGCGAAACACCTGCAATCTGGAAATCAGTAGCCACTGAAGATGGTTATATCAATTCTAATTATGGTTGGTGTATTTGGTCTGATGAGAATCATAACCAATATACAAACGTACTTGATGAATTAAAAAAGAATCCAGATTCTCGTAGAGCTAATATGATCTATACTCGTCCAACAATGCATTCTGATTATAATCGAAATGGCATGTCAGATTTTATGTGTACAAACAATGTACAATATCTTATAAGAAACGGTGAACTTAATGCTCTTGTTTATATGAGATCTAATGATGCAGTCTTTGGTTATAAGAATGATTGGGCATGGCAAAAACATGTACTTGATTCTCTATGTAAAGAATTAAATGTACCGGCTGGTCAAATCTATTGGAATGTATCTTCTCTTCATATCTATGAAAGACATTTTGGATTACTTAAAGATGCGGTATATAGGTCATGAATAAATGGGCTAAACGATATATGGAAATGGCCGAGCAAATTGCGTCTTGGTCTAAAGATCCGAATACAAAAGTTGGTGCAGTTGTTGTTGGTACTAAAGGACAAATACTTGCACAAGGCTATAATGGATTTCCTCGTAAGATAAAAGATACTCCATCAAGATTAAATGATCGAGAAAAAAAATTAAAGTATGTTGTACATGCTGAAATGAATGCTATATTTAATGCATCGTTAAACGGTGTATCATTAGATGGCGCTACTATCTTTATTCATGGTTTACCAATTTGCCATGAATGTGCTAAAGGTATAATACAAGTTGGTATTAAAAAGGCAGTTATACAAAAGCAGTTTCCTGGTATGAAGGATACATGGAAAGAATCCTGTAGTCTAGGTGTTAAAATACTGGAAGAAGCAAATATAACAGTAATTGAGGTATAACATGAAAGAATGGCTATTTTGGGTTGCTGTAACAATAGGTCTACTATACTTAATGGTAGTTGTTGCTGCAGTGCTTTTGAAATAATATAAGGAAATAACATGGGCATATTAGATAAAATTAAAAAGAATACAACGGTTAAAGATAGTGATATACTTAAAAATTCTAAGTTCTTCACTAAAAAGGATATGATACCTACATCCATTCCTGCAATTAATATTGCATTAAGTGGTCGATTAGATGGTGGCTTAACGCCGGGTCTAACAATGTGGGCAGGTCCTTCAAAGCATTTTAAGACAGCGTTTAGCTTATTAATGGCTAAATCATATTTAGATAAGTATGAAGACGCGGCTCTACTCTTTTACGATTCAGAATTTGGTACTCCTCAGTCTTATTTTGATTCATTTGGTATTGATGTAGAACGTGTCTTGCATACTCCTATTACTGATGTTGAACAACTTAAGTTTGATATTATGAAGCAGCTAGAAGGTCTAGATCGTGGTGATCGTTTAATGATTGTTATTGATTCAATCGGTAACCTAGCTTCTAAAAAAGAAGTTGATGATGCGCTTGATGGTAAATCAGTTGCTGATATGTCAAGAGCAAAACAAATTAAATCATTATTCAGAATGGTTACACCATATCTCTCATTAAAAGATATTCCAATGGTTGTTGTTAATCATACATATAAAACTATGGAACTCTATTCAAAAGATGTTGTTGGTGGTGGTACTGGTTCTTATTACTCAGCAGATAATATCTTTATTCTAGGTCGTCAACAAGACAAAGACGGTACTGAACTTCAAGGTTATAACTTTATTATTAACGTTGAAAAATCACGTTATGTTAGAGAAAAATCTAAGATTCCTGTCTCAGTAAAATTTGATGGTGGTATGTCTAAATGGTCTGGTTTATTAGATATGGCTATGGAAACTGGTCATGTAGTTAAGCCATCTGTTGGATGGTATTCAAAAGTCAATGTAGAAACTGGTGAAGTAGAAGAAAAGAAATATCGTATTAAAGATACTGATACAAAAGATTTCTGGATGCCAGTAATTACCGATCCTACTTTCCAAGAAGCAATTAAGAAACGTTATCAAATTGCACACGGTAAAATAGTAACTGATGATGAAATTGATCAAGCTCTTGCAGAACTACCAGATGATACAGAAGTTGAAGTATAATAAAGAACCATACGGAGATCATCAATATCTTTTAGAATTTGTTGATCATAAATTTTCAGGCATACAGTTTATACTTGATAAGGTAGAATTATTAGAGCAAGAGGATAATTGTACTTTAAAATATCACTATGATATAATAGAAAATAATACAGAGTTAAGTATTAAGCATGAACTAAAACAAAGCTTTGAAAAATGTGTGGGTGATCTCGTCGTTCAAATGATTGACGATGGTCTTTTAAATAACGACTTAATTTACTACGGCGGTGTGAATGAGGATTGAAAATACAATATTAAGTAATCTCTTACATAATGAAGAGTATTCTAGAAAGGTTCTACCTTTCATTAACAAACGATACTTTTCAGAACGTAAGGAAGCAATAATCTTCGAAGAATATCAGAAGTTCTTTGACAAATATAATAAACCAATTACAAAAGAAATCTTAGCCATTGAGGTTTCTAATCGTAAAGATCTTAATGATAAAGAATACAATGAGTTTTCTGATTATATCAATAAGATCGAATATTCCCCAACTAATACTGATTGGCTCTATAATGAGACAGAATCTTTTTGTAAAAAGAAAGCTGTGTATAATGCCATTCTAGATTCAATTGGTATTATTGATGGCAAAGATAAACAAAGATCTGAGGATGCTATTCCTTCTATGTTATCCGATGCTTTGGGTGTTTCCTTTGATAGTCATGTAGGCCATAACTATATTGATGATTCTGATTCTCGATTTGAATATTATCATCGAGTAGAAGAAAAGATTCGATTTGATCTTGATATGCTTAATAAGATTACAAAGGGTGGTTTATCTAAGAAAACTCTTAATGTTGTTCTTGCCGGTACTGGTGTCGGTAAATCTCTATTCATGTGTCATACTGCAGCAGCCAATCTTATTGATAATAAAAATGTATTATATATCACTATGGAAATGGCTGAAGAAAGAATTGCAGAACGTATTGATGCAAATCTACTTAACTTATCAATGGATGAATTAAAAGTTGTTGATAAGAATGTTTTTGATAATCGATTAGATAAAATCAAGCAGAAATCTCAAGGACGACTCATCATCAAAGAATATCCAACCGCCGGAGCCCATGCTGGCCATTTCAGAGCTTTGTTGGAAGAGTTGAAAATGAAACAAGAATTTTTACCTGATATTATCTATATCGATTATCTTAATATCTGTAACTCTCAAAGATTGAGACAGGGTGCAAATGTTAATTCATATACATTTGTTAAAACAATTGCTGAAGAAATTCGTGGACTCGCCGTTGAGTATGCAGTACCAATTGTTAGTGCTACTCAAACCACAAGATCTGGGTTTACAAGCTCTGATCCTGGACTCGAAGATACTTCTGAATCTTTTGGTCTACCAGCAACTGTTGATTTAATGTTTGCGCTTATCTCAACCGAAGATCTTGAAAACATTGGCCAACTTATGGTTAAACAACTCAAGAATCGGTATAATGATCCATCTTATTATAAACGTTTTGTGATTGGCGTAGATCGATCTAAAATGAAACTTTATGATGTAGAAGCATCTGCTCAAGCAAATATATCTGATGCAGGCCAAGATAAAGATGATAAACCTGTATTTGATAACTCCACATTCGGTTCTAGAATGAAGACAGAAGGATTTAAATTCTAATATAACTGTTTATAAATATATTAATGCTCTAATTGTAACAATTCTGTGACAATTGTTACAATTCTGTTACAAAATAATTGTGTACATTAATTGCACTTTATTATATAATAACATTATAGAGAGATTATGTTAAAATTTAAACAATATATAAATGAAGTAAATAAAGAATTCAAAGATAACGGATTAACAATCTTTGATATTGATGATACTTTATTTCATACTACTGCTAAAATTGCTGTTATGAAAGATGGCAAAAAAGTTAAAGAGTTAACCAATCAGCAGTTCAATACTTATAAACTTAAAGCTGGCGAAAAGTTTGATTTCAAACAATTCAAAGATGCTGATAAGTTCTATAAAGAATCTCAACCAATTGAAAAAATGCTTAATAAAGCAAAAGCAATTATTAAGAATGTAGGTAAAAAACCAGGTTCTAGAATAGTTATTATCACAGCTAGAAATGATTTCAATAACAAACAAAAATTCTTAAAAACCTTTACCAAATATGGTTTAGATATGAGAAAGATAAGAGTTGAAAGAGCTGGTAAAATCAATGATGTTTCAAATGTAGCTCTTAAAAAAGTTGTTATCATTAGAAACTATCTCAATACAGGTAACTTCAAAAGAGCAAGACTCTTTGATGATTCAATGGCTAACTTAAAAGCTTTCTTACAAATGAAAAGAGAATTCCCACAAGTAACATTCGAAGCATACTTTGCTAAACCAGATGGATCAGTAAAGGTTGTTAAATAATGGCAATATCTGGAGCAGGAGCAGAGATTACAGCATTAGCTGAATCTTTGCAAGCCTATGTATGTGCTGCTAGACAAGCATTAAAGAAAGACATATATTCTATTACAGAAATTACAGCGCAAAATACTAAAGATGCTGAATGCGATAGGCGTTTAGTTGATTGTTTAAAAAAATTAGATGAAGCGTGGTTCTATTCATGTATTCAGACTGCTAATCAAATGGCAAAAGATTTTAAGTTTGGTAACTATAAATTTTATCGTGGCGGCAATATACCTAATGAAATTTATAGAGTATTTACAAAGTATAAATCAGAAACTGGATTATCAGGCTCAGATAAATGGAATCCAGCTGATATATGGGTTAAATCTAAATCACATGCATTAAAGACTAATTTTGATAATATAATAGATTACAACAAATATATATATAATGCCTTTAATAAAAAAGAATTAATTGGTGTATCATTAAAAAAAATTGGTCCAAATCAAAAACCCCATAGTAAAGTTTTTAATAATGGTAAACCATTAGATGCTAAGTTTAAAGGGTTTAAAATTGGTAATGATCCAATAAATTCAAAAGATGCCTATATAGAATTTGTATCTGAAAGTGGCTCAGGATTAGTTCAATTAAGAAACTTTTCATCAAGACCAGTTCCATCATCATGGCAAGGAGAAATTAAAGGCAAATATGCAGCTGCCGGTAAAATGGGTGGTGGAGTATTACTTAATGCAGCAAAAGAAAGTGGTATACCTCAATCAGATATATTTACACCAAATGAATTGTGGAAAAATATTGAAAACGCAGATACTAAAACTGTAATAGAATTTTGTAAGATGTTTAAAGACCTTGTTACTGTCAGCACATCTATTAATCAATTAATACCTTTAGTTGCAGCAAAAGCAGAGAACGATAAAACTTGGTGGATGTCAAAATACTTTAGTATATCATATTGTTATATGATGAAAAAGAATAAGAAAGAAGATAAGATTGCCAATGCAATTTATAGTTATGCTTCTTCAGCATCTAAATTTAGTAGTGTTTTTATAAAGTATAGTTAAATGTTAAATTTAAAAGGTTACATAACAGAATCAAAGAATGTTCATATGGAACATTTAGAAGATCTTGTATTCAATGAAGGTGTTAATGGCACACGTAAAGCTATTAACTTTTTACAAGACTTAAGAAACATGCTTGCTGGAAATAGCTCATCTAAGATTACATCAACCGTTAAATGGGATGGTGCTCCTGCAGTTTTTGCGGGTGTAGATCCTCGAGATGGTAAGTTCTTTGTTGCTAAGAAAGGTGTATTCAATAAAGATCCAAAAGTATATAAGACTGTTGCTGATATTCGTAAAGATACATCAGGAGATCTAGCAGCAAAACTAATCATTGCACTAAATGAATTTAAGAAACTTGGTATTACAAAAGGTGTATATCAAGGTGACTTAATGTTTACGAAATCTGATTTAAAAGTGGAGACTATAGATAATGAAAAATACATCACGTTTCACCCAAACACTATCGTATATGCTGTACCTGCTCGCTCTGACTTGGCCAATAAGATTCTAAAGGCTAAGATCGGTGTAGTATGGCATACTTCATATGATGGACCAAACTTTGAAACTATGAGAGCTTCATTTGGTCAAAATATTACAAATAAATTCAAATCATCTCCTTCTGTATGGATGGATGATGCAACATATAAAGACTATTCAGGTACAGCAACATTTACTAAAGCTGAAACAGCAAAGGTAACTGCAATTTTATCTGAAGCTGGTAAGTTATTTAAATCAATTGATGCTAATGTGATTAATTCAATTAGTAATAATGAAGAAATATTATCATTAATTAAAACTTATAATAATGCAAAGGTAAGAATCGGTGAAAAGATTACTAATCCTACACAACATGTTGTTGGTTTATATCACTGGATTCAGGAAAAGTATCATAAACAAATGAATGAGCGTAAGACTGATAAAGGTAAACAACAGTGGAAAGATAAAATAAAT